ACCCACAAGCGACCATAAGCCGATATAGCGAGATTCCCACTAGGAACAGTCCCTACATAGCCTGACTTCTCAGAAACCCGTCTATAAGTGGTTGTACTTACAGCAGGGTCGTAAATGATTGGGTCATGCCCTGTTTGAAAGAAATAAGTGATTCCATTCAAAGAAGCACACTGCCAATTACTAGCAGAGATGGTAGGAGCAGAACCACCCCCCCCATAGGTCAACTCAGTAACAGTAGTGCTACTCAGTTTGAATATCTTATTGTTGCCAGCAAACAACACAGTCAATGTGCCATCAGTCTGGACTAACTCATGGATCACACCAACATCGTTAGCACCAAGGTCTCCAGAAGAAGAATTAACCCTTGTCCAACCTTTTCTTGATCCAATACGACCATATTGGTCAATCACACAGTTAGTAGCAACCAAAGCAAATCCACTAGCCAAATCCAATGGACTATCCTGAGTATTCAACCCATAAAAGCCTGGTGCGCTAATGCTGAATGTTTGGATTGGTTGAGCCATTAGATAGCCTCAAAAGAGCCAAACTCAGGATAACGAGTGGCTTCCATAGCAATGTAGTCAGAAAGCATAGACTTGTAGAGCAAATAGGCTTCTGAAGAAGATAATCCACCATCCTCACCACGCTCAACCAAAGCACGAGCATAAGCATTCTGGACAATCAACTCAGATGGCATCAACACTACTGTTGAATCAGAAGAGAGAGTTGCTTGCGGAACAATGATGCTGAACTTGAGGGTATACACGCCATCAGGAACAGGAAACAGACTCACCTTGGTGTCATACGAGCCATCTACGCCATCAAACGCATAGTAGGTAGGAGTGGCATTAGAAGGGTTGCCAAAGTTCAGAAAACGATTCATGTTGGCAAAAGGAATGTTAGTCATCCCATTGTTTGCCGTATCGTTAATCACATCTTGAACACGGAACTTCTGACCTGCACCAGTCAATGAATATGAAGATGTACCAGAAGTGGTCGTGAGAACAACAGTAGTTCCCAAGATGTTCCACTCATAAGAGTCTTCAATTGCTCGTTTGGCATCGTTAACAAACTTGCCAATCAAAGCAGAATAAGTAGTCTCAGAAACAGTAGATACTGTCTCTTCACGCAGTCGCACAAGGACATCATTGACAAGTTCTAGGTAGGTCATGATCTAGTCAATCCTATTTGTTCAAATGTAGCAATCACAGAAATAGTAGAACCAGTTTCTGAGAGAGCTGAGATGTAGTCACCCTCTTCCATAAGGATGTACTGATTAACATCAATCTCAGCGTAAGTTGATTTTGCTGTCAATGTGTATTCAAAGGTAATCAAGATGCTTGTAGCAGCACTTGCGTCATACCAAGTAAAGCTAATATGCTTGTTGGATGAACCATTGTTTGAGGCGTGAAGCAATACACATTTGGCGTAATAGCCAGTCGGCACTGTATACAGCGTAGTAGCCGTATTAGCAGTTAAGTTCTTGCCGACAGATATTGGTCTCATTTATTCCTCTTAGAGATCGCTTTTGCTTTCGCTCTAGCATCTTCTTTGGACGTTGCGCCCCAAGCTCTAAGAGATAATAGGAGTCGAGTCGGCTTCCCATCTTTCATCTCAGCGCCAGGCATATTGCCCATTCGTGCTAAAAAGGATGCCCTGCGAGGGTTGTCTCCCGACTTGACTGGTGGTTTTAAATTGCCACCTGTTTCTGCATTATACGATGCTCTTCCTTTGGCATTCAAGCCCCCTTTCGGGTTTTTTCCTGCTTTTGTTTGCCAAGTTGGAGATTTCATTTCTTCTTCTTTTTAGATTCAGAAATAGCGATGGCAATAGCTTGGTCTTTAGACTTAACTACTGGGCCTTTTTTGCCAGAATGAAGCGTTCCTGCTTTAAATTCTCGCATAACCTTGCTGATTTTCTTCTCAGCCTTCGTCTTCATTTCTTGGCTTTCTTTGCCATGTTCTTGGCAGTACGCTCACCACGCTTAGGCATAGGCTTGCCAACAGCAACCATAATCGTCAAAGGCATGACCTTCTTTTCCTTTTTAGGCATCTTAGAGCTAGTCATTTTGGTTTTTCCGTACATGATCTCACCTTACAAGTTTAGTTGCTATAAAAGAAATGATGCCACCAACAACGGAGGCAATCGCCATACCGACAAAAAAGCCACCTTTGGACTTGTTTGCCATCTCTAAAAGAAGTTTAATATCTTGGCGAAGTCCATGAACTTCTGCTTGGAGAGCTTCTACTTGAGCTTCCAGTTTGCCAAACTCTCTTGGGTCAATTTCAGACATTTGCGACTTTCTTAGGTCTTCCAGCCTTCCTAATAGGGGTAGGAGGGGCTAGAACAACAGGTTTATCAGTAGATTCGACCACTTCTTCTTGGTCGATACGTACATAGCCCTGATGACCTTTCATTGAGTCAATATCATGTTGGTGAACAAATGTGACTGTCTGTCCACTTGCTAAACAGCGAAAGGTTGCCATAAGAACTCCGTGAAAAAGGGGGTTATTAGCCCCCTTGGATTAGACCATGCGTGCTACAACAATGCGAAGTGTCGAAGATGCCAAGTCAGCAGTTGAGCCAGACTCATTCTGAATGCGGAACTTAACTGTGTTAGCGGCAGAAACATAACCTGTTACTGTCAAGCCAACCAAGTCAACACCCAAAGATGCGCCAATGACCATGTCACCCAAAGCTACGCCAGGGATCGTAATATCGTCTGTTTCGCCAGCACCATCAACCAAAGAACCTGCGTCAAGAGTAGCACGAACTACCCAAGTGTCGCTAAAGATTCCACGGAACTGATCGTTACCACGGCGTGAGACTACTGCGGATGCGGTTGCCATAATAAATTCCTCCTAGATTAAGAAAAAACCCCCCCACCTGTTAAGGCGAGGGGAAATGGCAACATTAGGCTGGTACTGCCAACGCAAAAGCGCCAGAAGCATTAGCGGCAGAGCTAGTAGCGTTTGTACGCAGAGCTTTCACACCATAAATGGTATCAGCAGTAAACAATGTACCGAGGTACTCTTGTTTGTACTGAGTCTGTGAACGGATGCCCAATTGCTCAACCAAGACCATAGAGTCTTTGTGACCCATCAAGCAAATGCGGTCTGTGCCAGAAGAACCAGCGCCAGTGTCAGCATTAGATGTGGCGAACACAGCCATGCCGTACAGTTGACCGATTTCACCATTGCGGATCGCATCGCCGTTGCCAACGAATGCTTGCTCAGTGTAACGAGCCAAACCCATCAAAGTGTTGCGGCTTGAGGGTGGGATCAGGAAGAAACGACCATCCATAGGAATGTCATTGTCGTCCAAACGCTGAATAGTGCGACGAATAGCAGCATCAGTCAAAGCGGCAGCGTTAGATGATGTGCTGTTGTAAGCAGTAGTGCCATCAGAGCCGATGTAGGCTTTAGTGGTTGTATTGCTTGTAGCGTAGTCATCAGTACCAACTGTAGCGCCATTGAAAGCACGACCCAATTGAACCAAGTCTGTGTCGATACGCTTAGCCAAGGCATAACCAGCGTCTTCTGTGTAGAAAGAACGCAGTGATGTCAAAGCCTGAACTTCAACGATGTCTTCGATCAAACGTGAGTATTCATAGTGCTTGTTAATCAAGACTTGAATGTTTGTGTCGCTCTCAGCGATCAAAGTCACAGCATCTGTAGCGGCTTTAGCGGAAGCAGAACCACGAGCAGGGCTAGGTATGTTGACAGTGTCACCCTTTTTGCCTTTGAAAGACATCTTCTTGACCAAGTTGGCCAAAACGAGGTTCTTCTTATAGGCGGCAACAATTTCATCACTCCAAATCTCTGGAATAAAGTTAGCTGCGGATGTAGTGGTTACACTATTTGTGGGGGAAAAGGCGGTATTTGCCATAGTTAAATCTCCAAAAAGTTAAGGTTACTTGACTCGACCTTCAGCGTACGCAGTCATGATTTCATCAGAAAGCGCCTCGTATCGGGACGGGTCTTGCATTTTCAGCCGAATAAGGTCTGCCCTACGATAGACCCTCTTTGATGACAGCTTTCTTGAACAAATCAATCCGTACTGGGCTAGATTTAACCCAATTCGTAAAGTCCTCATTTTTAGCAATATCGCCAAAATCAGGATGCTCACTAGCTAACTTCTGCTGAATCTGCGCCCTTTTCATCTCTAAAGTGGCTTGTCTAGCCGCAATGATGTCAGGGTGACTGTCAACTGTCCTTTGAACTGCCTTCTGAGGATTCTCAAAGAAATCTACTTCAGGCTCTTCCTGTCTAGTCTGCTGTTGCCTAGAACCAAGGTTCTGCTTAATGAGTTCATCGGCTAACTTACGGACTTCGCCTACTTCTTGTGCTTGCTTACCAATGAGCTTTTCAGCCTCTTGGTGCATCTTCAGCGAAATCTTCTGCTCTTCGATCTCTAACTCACCAAACTCTTCTTTTTCATTGTCAATCAACATACTTATTTCCTTTTCCTGCCGCAATGGGTTCTAGGAGATTCAACTCGGCACTATTGCTTATGAGTTGAGTTTCTGCTCAGATTTCAACTTGTCAGTATGGCTCTTACCAAACTTGCTATAAGCAGTAGGAAAAGAACCAGACTCTCTCGCTGATCTCTTTAAGATTTCTCAGCCAAGTAAGAATAGATAGTTCACCTTTTTTGAATTGTAGGTCTTTCTCACTATCTATGATTGAAATATTATTCAAAGAAGCAATGATTTTGTCAACATCTTCCATGAGATCAGCCCAACCAGGCGTTCCCATTGTGTTGAACCTCTCCTCATAGTACTTTTGAAGTTCGGGACTCATGCGTCTTCAGCGCCTTCAAACTCAGGCTTTTGCTTGATGATTTGATAAAGGGCCGCACGGTCTGCACCTGCTACATATTCGTCACCAGAAATCTGTACCTTGCCAGCGCTTAGTGGTTGTTTTCCTGCTTCACGGGCTTCTTTAGAAGCGTATCCGTAAAAAGTTACTTCTGTGCCTTTTCCTTTGAAGTCTTCTTGAACAGCACCAATATTCCAGTAGCTGGCAGGGATGCCAAAGTCTGTATCGACTGATTTGATTAAAGCCATTTGTTTTCCTTTTAAAAATTAGCCAATGATGGCAAGTCTGCGAATTGTGCCACCACTATCACGCACTTCAATGTAACCTGTGATAGCCGCATCTGCGGAGGCTGTACGGGTTCCAAAGCGAACAAGTCCTGTGCCTTTGGGTGTCAGGGTTAGGTCGATGTTGGTGTCGTTACCTAACGCAGAAATTGTTGGTGATCCCGTGGTAACGGCCCCAGTAACCTGTACGTAATTAACAGACGAGGACGTGTTTGTAATAACAAACTGAGCTAAACCAGAGCCTCCAGTGGCAAAGAAAAAAGCACCTGTCCCTTTGGTCTGAAGATTAAGACCGATGTTTGTGTCCGAACCCTGAGAAGAAATAACAGGTCTGTTACCAGTAGCCGCCCCTGTAACCTGTACATAGTTAACAGCAGAGGCTGTGTGGGCTACTCGGGCTTGTTCAATTGAAGAATATTTCCCGCAGGTCCTGCAAACTGAATTGGAATCTGTGAGTTGCCTCCGTACAAGCCTTTGATAGTAGCCGTAGCACCAACAGTCGCATAAGCCGCCGCACTAGAACCACCGCCACCGCTAAAGGTTACTGTTGGTTGTTCAACATAGCCTGAACCTGCGTTGGTGATGGTGAATGTTGGGGCTAAAGCCCATGTAAGATTAAATGTTGCACCAGAACCCGTGCCGCCTGTTACCGATGCAGGGGTTGATGGCAGTATAGAATAATTACCAAAACCACCACTTAACACAGTAACTCCAGTTACAGCCCCTGCAGACACTGTTGAAACTGTTAGAATTACTGGCGTAGTAAATGTACCGCCTACTATCGTCAAAGAATCGCCTACGGTGTATCCTGAACCACCAGAAACAACAGTTTGACCTACGGTAAGCATTGTTGGTGTTGCTGTAGCCTGAACACCACCAGCCGTTGTCGGTGCTGAAATAGCTAGGGCTGGAATAGATGTATACCCTGTACCGTTTACAGTCCTCGTAATAGCAGTAACAGTACCGCCATTAGAAATATTAACCCCTGAACTACCTGCGGCTAGGTCTATTGCTCCTGTGCCTTTGGATTGGGTTACATAACTGATATTTGAATCGCTACCTTGAGCAGATTGAATAACACCTTTAGTCGTTGCGCCACCAGTTACTTGAACATAGTTTACTGCGGAGGAGGTGTTGGTAATGCGGAATTGCTGGTTAGAAACAGAGTTATTTGTTGAAAAGCCAAGCGCACCAGAACCACCACGGGCAATGAAAGACAATGAATTATTGGATTGATAACCAGAAACCCTAAATTCAGCTCCTGTTGAGCCTCCACTTGCTGTAATAAAAGTGCCAGTGCTGCTTGGAACAAGCACACGTAATGACTCACTACCCTCAACACCACCTAAAGAAGTCTGTCCAGTAGCAGTAAGAGTTGTAAACACACCTGTAGAGGGTGTTGTTGCTCCTATTGTGGTGTTGTCAATTGTGCCGCCTTCAATGTCTACAGAGGTTTTATTCTGTGTAGCCATCGTGCCATAAGTGGCAATCGTGGCTTGAATAGCAGCAATAGCGTCTAAAACAGTCTGTGAGTCACCACCAGCACCCGTTTGGATGTTGTGCGTAACCTTCTGAATCTGTTTGGCAACATCAACAGATACAACCTCACCACAGTTAATCTCTCGACCATCTGTCAGGCTAATCACCAAAGAGCCATCAAAGTCAATCTTAGCGTCTCTTACGCCAACACCATCAACACCATCTAAGCCGTCTTTTCCATCTTTGCCATCACGACCATCTTTTCCTTGATAGCCGTCTAAACCTCGGTCTCCTTGCTCACCTTTAGGGCCTTGGAGTCCTTGTTCACCATCTTTTAGGTTGGCTACTTTGGTCTGAATATCGTAGTTTAGAGAGTCAAACTTGGCTTCAAAGTCAGACTTAATCTTCTTTAAACCAAGAATGACCATCTCGGCACTCTTACCGATGGAGGCTTGCTTTTGCTCCTCAAGATGCTTCATAGCCGCTTTTTGAAGCTCAACAACGGCAGTCATCTGCTCATCAGCAGACAATCCCTCAAGGTTTTTCAGAAGTTCCATTATTTCAGTTCCGAAGTGATGCGGTCTAGGAAGGCTTTTTCCATTTTATCCGACATTTGCATCTC